AGAACATGAACGCCAGTAGTGTTTGTTATTAAACCAGTATTGCCATTAACAAAAACACCAGTAGAGTTTGCGATTATGCCACTGTTTGCTCTAACGTAAACGCCAGTAGAGTTTGCAATTATGCCACTATTAGCGAGAACATGAACGCCAGTAGTGTTTGAAATAATACCACTATTAGCGAGAACATGAACGCCAGTAGTGTTTGTTATTAAACCAGTATTGCCATTAACAAAAACACCAGTAGAGTTTGCGATTATGCCACTATTAGCGAGAACATGAACGCCAGTAGTGTTTGTTATAAGTCCAGTATTTCCATTAACAAAAACACCAGTAGCGTTTGCAATTATACCGCTGTTTGCTAATATAGAAACGGTTCCAGTAGTTGTTATTGGTCCACCTGTCATACCGTTGCCAGTAGCGACAGAAGTTACAGTTCCGGTGCCACCAACGGTGTCCCAATAAACACCAGTGCTATTTGTAAATAAAACTTGACCTGCCAATCCAAGAGAAGAATTAGCAATTATTGCTTTTACTGTAAGATTACCAGTAATCTTTTGGTTGACAAGATTTGAGCCAACCGTAATTACACTTGAACCATTTGATGAATAAAGAATACCATCCGCCATATTAAGGGCGAACTCGCCTGCAGCGATGTATTGAGTGTTTGTGACATATGACCCCGTAGTATTCGGGGTGCGACCAGACACTGTGGTACGCTTTACCTGAAAGACGTTATTGGCCAATATTGGCTCTCCTCAATCAATCGCTATATAGCGAGGTTTAATATTTTTCAGCCGAAGTATTTATTTCTTTTGATTTCTTTTTATTTAGTTTTTCAACTTGAATCTCTAACTCATTTATTTTTAATTGAAGTTTTGAATTTATTATCTCAGTATATTTCAGTTGAGTTTCAAGAAGGATGCGGGCTTTCACACCCTCCGTAACTTCATTTAGTAATCGTTCAATATATATGTTGACTATTTCAGGGTTCATAGGTATAATCACATTGTGTTGTTAAATTTTAAAAAGTTCCACCGTCGAGCGTGTCGTAAACGACTGCTGTTCCGTTAGATTGAAGAACAGAACCAGAAGTTCCAAGAGCTAATTCATTATATCCGTTAGTTGAATTACCAACCAATAGAGCGTTATTTGTTACAGTCGACTTACCAGTACCACCAGAAGTTCCAACAAGTGGTGTTGATAATGTCAAACTGTTTGCTACAATTCCAACTGCAAAAGTTGAGTTAGCAATTAAATTGGCAGAAGTTGAATTGGTAACTAACCCACCTGAAGTTAGAAAAGCTTGTAACCTGGCTATTGTAAATGCAGAGGTGTTAGCTGTATCAATACTAGAATTTGTATATACACCATTAGAATTAAAAATTTTCCATATACCAGAATCTGATTGATCTCTAATAAAACCAGAAACAAACGCATTTGATGTATTACCATAGGTTCCAAAGAAACCAATATCAATTGCATCAGTAAATGCTGCTGTCGAACTTTGATCTTTGGCTAAAGTAATTAAAGAATCTTCGATTGACAGTGTAGCAACATTAAGAGAAACTAAATCTCCTAGAACAGTCAAGTTTCCCGAAACAGTAACATCAGAAACTGACAAAACACTAGTCCAGTAAGGAGAACCAGATGATCCATTCGATACAAAAATTTGTCCAGAAGTACCAGTTCCACCATTAGAACTTAATGGTGTAGCAATAGTCAATCTTGTTGTATTAGCTATAAAATTAGCACCAACTGTAAGAGATGCAGCATTAATGGTACCTGTATGAAAAGCTCCAGTAGTATTAGCTTTAAAAATTGTACCAACAGAAATCAATGCTGAGTTAACTTGAGTAGTAGAGAATACGTTATTAACTGTTAGAGTGTTTCCTACAGCAAGAGTGTTTGAAGTTTTAACAAACGTGAATCCAGCACTACCATTTGCAAAATCGCTATCGTTAAATTGAACTTGTGTATTAGATCCAGAAGACCCAGTATCGGAACCCCAATAAGCAACAGTACCGTTAGAAATTAAAACTTGGTTATTAGTTCCATATGAACCATTGGCATTAAGACTAGTTAAAATTACGTTAGCAGCTTGAACTGTATTGATAAATCCAGTTGTATTTGCAACCAAAGCTTGATTAGCAGTGAGAATTCCAGGAAATCTAGCTCCACCAATAGCAATAACATTAGCGGAGTTAGCTGGGTCGCCAATCGCAAGTATATATCCATTAGAACTAAAAACTAACTCGCCGACGTCAATCGTTGGAGTAGTATTAGTTATACCAGTAGTTATACTTCTTTTAATTTGAATTTTATTATTAGCCATTTGGCAAATTCTCCATAAGAACTGTATTTATTTTTATTATTTATATTTTAAAATGTTCCGCCGTCTAATACACCACTTACATTTGATAAATCAAGCACTTTAACTATATATTTGTCATTTGATGCATCATATACTAATGTAGCACCATCTATTTCATTATTAGCGCTAACATCATTAAGATCATCTAATCTATTAGCGCCACTTATTAAATTGTTTTTTAAAACAACAGGCGTGTTAGTATCAATAATACCTGCAGTAGCATTTGCAGATATTTGAATCGTTCTTTTTCTACTAACTAAAATGTTAGTCATTTTTACCTCGTAACTTGAGGTGTTATAGTAATTATACCTTCAACAATACGAGAAACTTCAGATCCGGATGTTATTTCGACATCATAAACATATCTACCAAAAGTTAAATTTGAAGTTTGATTTGCTGTTAAAGTTAAAGAAATTGTTGAGCTAGTAGTATTTATAGAGGTTGTGAATACTGCAGTAGTATTTGAAGATGTATACCACCTTCTTATTTGAGAATTAGCAGTGTAACCAGATAAAGAAAGAGGATCACCATTTTCATCTGTCAAAGTAAGATCAGTAGAAAAAGTAGATCCTTGATCTATAATTAAATTTGCTTTAGATGCCATTAGAAATTTACTCTAGAAATTATTAAATTATTGTTAGCTAATGTTGGTGTCATAGATAAAATAACATGAGTAGTATTAGTACTGACTGAAAAAGTTCCAAGAGTAGCATTTGAAATCATAGAACCATACTCAGTCGAAAAAGCTGTAATATTGTTGTGGAACGTTAAAATTTTAACTGCTTGAAATGAATTAGCATTTGGAGGTGTTTGATCTTTTACTCTTATAAAAAACTCAACACCTCCAAAATCAGTCATAGCATAATTATCTATTTGTTGCGATGATGTTCCTGATGTGTTAACGGTTAATGTAGTAACAGGAGATATAATCGCATTCCACTGACCATTTGCATTTAAAAAATAATCGCCACTAGCTACTACAGCTGTGTTAGGAATTGAAATTGTTAAGTTAGAAGTTGTGTTTGACAAATATACAGTATTACCAGCTAAAACATTAGCAGTAAATGTTCCAGTTATTTCAGCATTGCCAGTTGTTGCAGCAGTATTAACAGTAACTACTTTGTTTGTCATAGCATCAGCTAATTCATTTGTTCGATTTTTCCAAAAATCAAAAGTATTTGTATTTGCTACATTTGCTACAGTTACTGTCATGACAATTTCTCTAATATTTGATTCAACAAGTTCTTAACACCTTTAATTTCTTCATCTAAATTATTTACTTTAGATTTCATATACTCTAATTCGTTATTTTTTTGTTTAATTTTTTTATAAGCACACAGAGCATCATTATCTTTATTTAACAAAGCTTTATTTTCAAAATTTCGGTAAATACCATTAACTTCTGTTTTTATTTCCGTCATAATTTAACACCCATTATAATTGTAAAGCAATTGCTCTAAAATCAGCAACTTTTGGTGGGTTAGCTGAATTAGTTCCCAATAATCCAATTTTTATTGAAAATTGTTTAAATCCAGTATAAACTTCACCACCAATAGTGTGGATTTGTGCAGTTGAATCAGTTCTGAAATCTGTTATGTCAATTTGAGAACCACCAGCTGTTGCTGACAAAATAAAAGCCGTAGAATTTACAGTGTGTATGAAATAGTAAGTATTCGAACTAAGAGGAGTAATTGGAGTGCCTCCAGGTGGAACACTATAAAATACTTCATTATTAACAGCAAATATTGTACTTGCACCTGCTAATAAAATTGAATTTGCTGCAGCATTAACACCAGTTGTATTTGCAGTAATGTTGCTCGAATTTTTTATATATTGTAGAACCCCATTGCCGTTTTTGTATGTGTTTGGAACAGTATAATCTATTTCAAAATAATCATTTATATTAGCTTCAGAAGATGAAACAGTTTCAAAAGAAGAATCCATTTTAATCCAATTATTCTCATAAAGTAAATTGCCATCTTCATTGTTTCTAATTTTCATATAAACTTCTACGTTACTTTGTGGTGGGCTATATGCAGACAATTTAATTAACAAATCTTCAGCATCTTGTCCATCAGCTAACGTAACAGATTTAGAAATATATCTATTTAAAAGATTACCACCACTAGTATTAGCTTCACCAGTATTATCGTTGTTAATGATGTTATGAACAAAAATAGATTGAGCTTTGGTTAAATCAATAACTGGTGAAACAAATTCAGAATTTGTGTCTATTACAATTCGCACTCTTGCAGAACTATTAGGGCTTGAGGTTCCAAATTTAGAAAGTTCATTTACAGAAGAAAGAATTGTTACTTCATTGTTAAAGGTAGAATATGAATCAGAAGTTCCAGGGAAAAATATAGAAGATCCTTCATAAAAATCAAAATTATTTGCACTAACTTCTGATCTCCAACCAACTTTTTCAAAAGATGTCGTTGTATCGTTAAAATTTAAATAATAAGGTTTTAAAGTTGTTGTTGAGTATTTGTATTGATCGAAACCGTTAGATGAACTATTTCCAATTCTAGCAGTATTACTAGAAAGAACACCTTTGATAACTGCATTAGTAAAAAATTTACCATTAGAGTTATCAATAATCATAAAATTATTAACTGAATTATATTTTCTTAATTGTCCTGTTCCAACAATAACTGATTGAACATTACCCGAAATAGTAATACTTACGTTCGTTGAATTTGCTACTGAGTAAGATGCATTTTTTAAGAAACCAAAAGCATCCGTATAATAAACAGAATTTGAAATAGATATAACATTACCTGAAATTGCGCCTCCTAATGAATTTGTGCTGTTAATTTTACTTCCTACAGAAATTGAACCAGAAGTAGAATTAGTAACCTTATCAAGCGTTAATGCATCAGAGGTTATAATATTTTCACCTGCTCTAGAAAAAGAACCAGAAATAGTTGACAGATTTAAAAATTCTGTTGGTCTATTTCCTAAAATAATAGTTCCAGATCCTAAAGTAAAACTTGCTCTATTAAAACGAATTTTTAAGTCAACATCTGGAACCATATCATAATTTAAATTGTTATTTGTTGTAAAAAGTGTTCCCGTAAGTTGACGACCAGTAACTTGGTTTCCAGTTATTACATCTTCTTCCCCAAGTCTAGAAACCCAGAAATAATAATCAGGATTTAATCCTTCAGTATGAATAACAAAAGCATATTGAGTGTCATTTAATAAAAATACCGGTGCTGGAAATGTAATTTTTGTATATTTAGATTGTTCATCTGAAGGACTTCCTTCCCAAAGATTAAATTCAGAGGTTGTTAACCAAACTTCAGAGTTTGGAATTTGATTTCTGGTAATACCACCAGCTGAATTCATTTCACGAATCTCAAACCATGCACCAAGAGTTGGATGTTTTTGTTCCACCCAAACATCAACAGATGTTAAAAATACACCATCTACATCAACTGGAGCGTCTACTTTAAAACTATATGCCATACAAGATGGCCCCATAACTTTAGTTTTAACTTTTTTTCTTTCTTCAGTAATAGTTTCTTGAGTTATCACAGGAACTTTAGTTGAAAGAATAGTATTTTGTTTATTTACAGCTATACCACTAGCAGTCCAATATTTTGTTGCATAAGAAGTAGCATCAATCGCATTAGTTGGAGAATCAGTTACGGTAATTTCTTTTGTTCCGATTCTAAATTTTTTACCTGAATCTTCAGGAATTCTTAAATATGCTGTAGCTTCTCCATACTCATTTGATCTCCAAATATCTCCTTCTTCATCAGCACCAACATCAAAAGTACCATCTTCATTGGTAATAATTGTAATTGGTGTTAGATATTCAGACATATTTTCACTATCAAAAAATAAATAAAACTTTGTGTTAGCTTTCAAACCCTTCACAATTACAGTAAGTGTTTGTGCTCTTATATAAGGTAAAACACTGACATCAGTAACAAAATTACCGAGTTCTTCTATTTGATTTTCGTAAGAAACTGTAGTGACAGTAGCTGTACGTTCTTGTGATGTAACTGTTTCAATTACAGATCTGTCATCTCTTTCACCTTTGACCCTTTTACCATTTTTGTTGATCAGGGGAGTATTTTTGCTTCGAGCTAATGCTGCCGCATAACTTGTAAATTTACCAAGGAATAATTTTGGTTTTGGTTTTCCACTGCGATCTCCTACTCGACGATCATAAACATTATAGCCTACGGCATGGGTTTCCCATGATCCCCATGCCGATTGCATTACACTTTCTGTTGGAAGTTCTTCTCCAAAAGCTATTACTTTATCAACAGTTGTAATATCACACCAAGTGTCACTTTCTGGATCTATCTCAATTATTCCTATAAATCTAAAAACACCTTGTTCAATGTTTCTTACAGTTGTCGCGTTTTTATTTTCAAGTAAAATTACTTCTGAATATGGTCTAGTAATTAAACCACCAGAATTCTGATAACCAGAAGATCCAGATGTTTCTAATTTATACTGAAAAGATTCCATGTCAAAGAAAGGACGTATAGAACCTTCTTCTTTATCTATAGCAATTTTATAATCTAAATTACCACTATCACCAAGAGAGTGATCTGAGAAAGCATCAACAAAGAAACCATTTTTAAATCTGTCTAAACCAGAACTGTCTGTAATTTTAAAATCTACAACGCTCTTTTCTAACATTGTAAGTGCATTATAATATTCAAGATTTTCAATACGATTTTTAAGCACACCAATTTCTCTCATTGTATATCTAATTTGTGCCATTTTTTTTGTTGAACAAGTATCATCTTTAATATTAATAATACGTGCTAAAGTTTCTGAAACAGAAGGATATGGTGAAAGATAGATAGTTGCAACACCCATTACATTATCAGGAACATTCGGAGAAATAGGTGATTTGCTTGGTTGTCCTTTAATTATATTATAAACACCGTCTTTATTAAGAGTAATGATGTCTGTTCTAGGAAGATAAAAAGAATAATCAAGAGAAATATCACTATCAGGTGCAACCATTCTTAATCCATTTGAATCTACATTAAATGTAGTTGATGTTGCTGGATTACTAGTTGCACTACTAATATTAACAGAACTTATAGCTGTGTTAGTTTTATATGCTCTAAAATCAAGTGAATTTCTTAAATTATAAGATACACCAAAAGTGCTCACATATTTTGGTATTTCATAAGTAAAAATACTAGTATTTGATGCAACAGTATCATCAACTGGATATGAATCTACTGAAAAATAACCAAGACCTGTTGAATAATCTGCTTCAAAATGATCAAGTTCTACTAACAAAAATTTGTCAGTTAAAGTCAAATTTCCAGTAACATTGAGTTTACCATGATCATAATAATCATCTCTTTGACCGTTATCAAGTGTAAAAGAAGAAGTTACATTAGATCCTTCAGTTCCAGTTGAAAATGCTGATTCATGCATTCTCACCGAGCGAATTTTATAAACATCTGGTAAACCAAGATTATATGGACCAGACACGTTTATATTGGTATTGGTTTGAATTTTAACAAATCTATTAGATCTCAAATATTTACGTATTTCAGCGCCAGCAGTTGATGTATTTCTATCGACTCTAAATGTTAGTTTGGCATTTACTGTGTTGCCTGCACCAGCAACATTTGTTGTATCTTCTTTAATATCTATTATTAAACTTCCTGCAACAACATTGGCTGCTATTGCAGTGCCTGATGATCCATTAGAGGTTAAATCTATAATATCGCCAGTTCTTAAAGCTCTAGAAAATACATTGGAAGTAAATGTTGTTCCTGCATTGCTAGTTAAACTAAGACTTGTAGAATTAGTAATTGTCAAAATAGTATATTCTGCTCCACCAGATCGAAGTAAACGATCTCCAGCTTTTAATTTTGTAAAATCAAATCCACTGTTAGCGCCAGTAAAACTTCCTGTGATTAAATTTGACGTGGCAGAGGCAGCAGTAATAACTCCAAGTAATTGGATATCTTTGTCCGCATTTAGAGAAAGTATTAATTCTCTTTTTTCAGATGAAGACAAACCACCCTCAGAATAAGATAATGATTCTCCTAATACACTTATAGGAGCGACAGTAAATCTCCCATTACCTGATGCAAAATTAATATCTGCATCAACAGAACGATTAATTTGATACGTTGTGTCGCTAGATCCAGTATTACCTCTTATAGATCTAACACTTTCAGTTCCAATAGGAAATATCAATACACTTTCGTTAGTATCATTAATAGTTGTATTAGCAACAACATCAGCAAAAAAGTAATTAGGTGAAGTACTTGAATAGATTGATTTTACGTCACTAATAACATAACCATTGCTCATATTAAAATCATAAAGATAAGCTCTCATTTGAGCTGTATTTGTTCCTAATGTACCTGACTCATAGACCAGAGCTTTTAATAAAGCATCGCCTACTTTTATATTATTACTAGTATTTGCAGTTGAACTTTTAATATTGCTTGTAATTCTAGTTTCGGTGTTTGAAAACAAATTAACTCGAATTGCTTCGTCATGATCTAAAGATCCAACAATTTCTTTAATATAAAAAAATCCACCGTTTCTAGAGTTTACTAACTGATTATTTACATAGTTATATGTTATTGCTTTGTCTGTTATAACATGTGATGTGACAAGTTTATTAACTTCATAACCTTTAACATAAGCAGTACCAGGTTCTACATCAATAGAAAGTTGATAAGTATTTCCACCAGCACTATTTGTAAATAATCCTTCATTAATACCAGTATCTAAATGCTCACGAGTTCTTATACCAAATCCTTTTACATAATAATCACCCGATTCATCATGTGTTCTTTTTGCAATTTCTTCATAAATTTTAGCGTACTGTGATCTTTCTTTTCTTTCTTCAATAACACCAGAGTTTATGTCCATAAGTAAAACAAAATTTTCATCATCACCACTAGTTTTGAATGGAATAGATGTTAAAGTTGTTGTGATTTTATAACGATGCGCTCCAGGAGCATTTTCATTAGTCGTACCAAGTGCATTATCAAGAAGAGAATCATCACTCAAATCAGTATCATAAGCTTCTGTAATGGTAAACCCAACAGTTATTGTAGGAGTTGCACTATCCTTTGAAAGAACTATAGTTTGGGCTGGAAAGGCTAAAAAATACCCCTTACTAAAAATAACACCTTGTCCGATAGAAAATGTAGATCCAACTTGTCTTGGAGTAGTTACGTTTGTTGTATCAACTACAAAATTAAATGTAGAATCAACGACTACAACTCCACTTGTATCGAGAGTATAAGAATTTACAGTTTCTTCATTTAAGAAAACATCTGAAGTAGTAGAAGAAGAAATATATCTAATTAAGAAAAAATATTTGTTAGTTGTTTCATCATAAACTGCTGCTTTGACAGAGGCAGTAATTCCTGATGTAACACCAATTATAGTTTTACCAACAAACTCTTGTAATCTTGACGTAGAAGGTGCAACAGCAGAGGCTATGATATACGCTAAATCAAACTCAACATCAAAAGATCCACCAACTACTATGGATCCTTCACGAAAAATATGAGAACCAAATCTTTCAATTTGTTTCTGTAACATGGTTTGTAATTGATTAAGTTCTCTAGCTTGGATAGCAACAGAGGGGCGAAACAAAACTTTATAGAAGTTTTTATTTTCATCATAATCATCAAAATATGGAGGAGCGTTAAAATTAGCCATATAAGTACCTGTTTCCTTAAATTTCTATAATCAAATTGAAAACTTCAGTTTGAGAGTCAGTTCTATATACATTATTTATGTTCTCAACATAAAAAGGTTTTATGTTTTTAGTATAGATGTCACCGACATCATTAGCATTAAATGTTATAGTTGAACGAGTTACATTATTACTATCTTTTATCTGTTCACCATCAATAAAATTTTTATCACCAACAAAATAAACTTGAGATGTATTAGAATAAACTACTATACCTTTAGCTTCACTATTAGTTCCTGTTATAATTTCACCTTTAGTAAAAACATATGAAGTGCCAACATTGGCTTTTAGTACTTGATCAAATGTGTTTCCATAATATCTTGAGCCAATTTGAACAGTTCCTGTTGCAACATTTATATTACTTAAAGATGATGGATTTTTTAATAAACCTATCTTATTAAATACAATATTAGAAGTCATAATAGTATTGGCTTCTGTATTAGAAAAAGAAAAATTTACTGCAAACCCTTTCATATCTAATTCTGAAATAGGATCAGCTCCATGCCCACCTGGAGGTGGAACTATAGCGTAAAGATTAGCACCAGATCCTAAAGATGTATTGCTAACTATTTTAACATTTGCCCAAGATATATTAGTTCCTATATCTAACATAACAATCGTTGATATAGAATTACTGGTAGTGTTTATAATTGAAATAGCTTTTGGATTAGAATCTCCATCACTCTCAAAAACAACTGCTGGACTTATGTCATATTTTGTGATACCAGAAGTAATAATAGATGTATTTACTGGCGAATCTAATGTTACAAATTTACCAGCTAAACTAGAAGTATATCCTGTAATTCTGCGAAGTTGAGATGTTGTGTCAAATGTTGTTAAATTAGAACCATTGTATATGTAAATTGAATTATTGACATATTGACCATTATTTTCAGAAGAATAGTTTTCTATTTGTAATGTAGTGCTATCTTGGACTGACTGCACTGTACCATTTGTATATGATGAATAACCATTTCCACCGTTTGTTATAACAACAACTTCAACACCACTATAAGATTCTGATGTACTAACAATAACAGCATTTGCATAAACTGGAACAAAATTATTTGCAGAAAATTTCTCATAATTTGGATAAGAAATTGAGCTAATATATCTCCATCTATAATTATCTGATGTTTCAAAGGTTGATGGTTGTGTTGGCGTACCTATAGATCCTGGATCTACAGTAGAAAGACCACGATTATTATTATCTATACATTTATAGATATGATAAGCTCCTCCATCAAATGTAGGAGAAGAAATTGCATAAAAAATATTATTTGTGAAAATTGTATTAGAAGTATTATCATAACGATCGTAAATTGTATCTGAAGTCCAAATATTATTTTTGATTACTGGAGCAAAATTTGAACTTTGTAATCTTTTACCAAAAAGCATTGTCCAATTATTGATAAACAAAGTAGAATAATCATTATTTGCAACAGAAGGTGCATTACCTACATATTCTATAGGGTTTGATGCAAATGCATAATATTGAGATGAATTAGCTGAAAGATTATCAGCTAATTCATCAAATATTGATTTTTTAAAAGAAGAAAGAATTTTGCCCATTATTAATTATTTACCAATAACCATAAAAAAAACGTTGGCGGATGTTTGATTTGCAGTTCTTATTTCTATAGATGTACTATTTTTACTAAGAAGAGAGGCTTGATAGGTTGCTACTGAAGAATTACTTACTATTGATGCAGAGTAAGAATTTGTGGTATATGCAGAAGTAAAAATAGCATTACCAACAGTAGAATTAGCAATAGTTTGGCCCCAATTTAACTTAAATCCATTAGGAAGATAAGTAAACCCATTAGCTGCATCAGTTGAAGAACCAAGAGTTAATGTATTGGCTGTTACGCTGATGTTTGCAATACTTAGTAATGAAGAATTTACACTAGCATTAACAGTTGAATTTCCTATAAAAATTACACCAGCATTTACAGATGCGTTTGAAGTTGAGTTTGAAATTTGTAAAGCTGTAACACGAAGAGAAGTATTAACTGTTGAGTTGCCTAATCCTAATGCTATAGTATTAATGGAGGCATTACCGCCTGATGCAGAAGTTCCACCAATTGCGATATTTGCACTTGTTATAGTAGCATTTGCTGTTGTATTACCAATTTTAAAATTTGTTACATCAGCTGTAACTGTGAAACTAGAATTACCTGAAGACAGACCAGTGTTAGAAATTGTAGTATTAACTGTAGTATTACCAACAATCACATTTGTGTTAGCTATAAATGATGAATACATTTCGCTAAAATTATTATTAACTTTTACGAATGCGTCTCTAATTGGGTCGCCTGTGCCATCGTTAGCCGCCGTCCCGACTGCTATAGTTTGTTTTGCCAATTTTTTTCTCCTTTAGGTTGTTTACACAAAATATCTGCTAACAGTGCTCTTATCATTATCAGATTTAAATTTTGTACTTGATGCAGTAATATATTCGTATATCCTTTTACGATTATCAACTGTTATTGTTATGTTGTCGGCACTTAAATAATTACTAAAATCAAAACTTGTTCTATCAGCAGTAACAAATGTTCTATCAGCAGTTAACGTTACTGAATCTGATTTTATAATATCAGAATCTGCTTCAGCACCTTGTCCATCTGCTCTTATAATTGTTGTGCTTGCTAAAAATTGTACAGTATTTCCTGAATCTACGGTACGTTCAACTGATGAAAATATTTCTTTAGTTTCACTTACTATAGAAACTTTTTGACTTTGGTATCTATTTAATAAATATTTACCAAACAGTTCAGCGCCAGCAACATGAAAAGTATTATAAATGATATCTTTATAATCACTTAAAGTTTTAGCAACACGAATCTCATAAGAGTAATCTTGATAATAATAACTATCTTGTATATATTTATCCGAGCTAAGAAACCCTTTTGTCGTTGCCCAAAAACCTCTTCCTTTTCCTATTCCACGTTTATTTACCCTTGCGAAAATTGGGCTTGTGGTATTAAATTCTTGAATAGTAGCTGTCAATTGTGCACCAGATCCAGTATTAGATTGTACTTTTAGTGTTGGAATAGATGTATAACCTGAACCACCATATACTAAATTTGTAGAAATAACAGCACCTGTATTATCTGTTAATATATATCCATTTGCAATAACTCCACCATCACCTTCAGCAAAAACAATTAAATCATTATTAGTATAACCAGTTCCACTTTCTATAATTAATATGTTATTAGATATGCTACCATATAGATAAGCTGTTATTTCTTCATCTTCGATATAACCTTTACCTGAATTTAGCGCACGTGCAGCAGAAACGATATTATTACCTGTATTTGGAACTGCAGAAATATTTTCGTTCTCACCAGCGAGAGATCCATCTAAAGTGACTACTTCAGATTCATACGTAGCATATTGAGATGGTAAAATTGTTGGAGCTGCTTTAAAAATAGCACTAACTGTTGAATTTTTTGTTGGAGGACCATAAAGAAGTATAGAAACATTAGAGACTACTTGTTTAATAACAGCTAGTTCAAATGAAGAATCAAGGGTAGAATTAGCTTGGATTGCTATTATGTCATTATTCTCAAAATAATAATCAAAATTAGTTGAAGTGCCAGTTATAGTATTTGATGTTGTATTATAAGAAATAGTTCCACCAAGAGATTTTGAAAGTTGAGTTGATCTGACAAAAACATTAGCTGATAGATCATACCCAGTTCCAGTTTCTATATTGTCAAAAGAAAATATTGTTCCAAATATTTGACTTTGAAAAGATAAGGCATCTCCAATTAAACTTTGGGAATTTGCTGAAGTATTTGCAGGAAACTGATAAGAAACACTATTAAAACTTGCTGTTAAATAATCACAAATTAAATCTGTGTTATAGGGTATTGATCTAGATGATAATATAGTAGCAATTTGAAAAGATGCACTTTCGCCATTATCACCATTTCTGTATACGAAAGTTGAAGCATTAGATGTAAAACCAAATCCACCACTTATAAGATCAAAATTAAGTGAACCAAATCCAGCAGAAAGTTCAGTTACTTTTAATATACCATCAACACCAAAAGAAATTACATCGCCATTTGACACATCTCTATGTACAATTTTAATTACGTCACCAATTTTATATCCTTGCCCACCATTAACAACAGTAAGTTTATCTAAAGATCCAATAATTGTAGGAGCAATATCAATTTCAATTTGTGAAATATCATCAATAGATTTAGTTATAAATATTTTTTCGCCTATTTCGAAATCCGCACCTTTTGGAGAAATATTAGAAATATGTAATATTGTAACAATTCCGTTATTATAATTTTCTCTGCTACAACTTTCAACAACTGCAGTTACTCCTGAAGAAATACCAAAAATTGATTTTCCTACAAAATTATTAATGGTTTCATTAGAAATTAAAGGGCTAGAAATTTCAAGGTATTTTGGTTCTATCCAATTACCATCTGAAACTCTTAAAATATCTTTACCTGGAATATAAAAATCTACATCTTCGTTGTAAAGAAGTTTAAACAAAAGTTTATAACATTGAATTGTTCCTTTAGAACGATAAACATCAAGAATATGTTTTAATAAAAAACGTTTGTTTGATATTATATTAAAAGGAATTCCGTAAAAATATTTTTTTTGAAAATATTCTAAAAATTTCTCAATTGTGTTATCAATGTCACGATAGTTATATAGCTGTCGAGATTCTCTAATTGGTCCACCATTTCCATCTAATGGAGTACCAAAATCACTTTCAAGCCACTCATAGTAAGCTTGCATAAACAAAATAAAATCAGGTCCCTCCTCTTGATAAAAAGCAGGGAATTGTTTTGAAATAAAATTAGATATGTTTTTTTCTATTGAAAAATCCATTATCTTATGGTCTCTATAATATTTATTTCAAGATCATTTGATTCTATTAAAATAATTTTATTTTGAGAAGCAAATATATCTTTAAATTTTGAACGAATATATAATGAAATGTATGATGTATAACTTGCTAATTTAATACTATTTAATTTAATTTCGCCGGTAGAATAGTCAATAGTTCCTACACTATCAATTCTTACAACATCAGTTGATATAGTTGTATACACATTAATAATTCCTAAACCATCATCTTCAAAATAACATAAAGGATATGTAGTTCCATTTTTAGAAACATAAGTAAATTTTGATGAATACAATGTTGAATGAGATAATACTAAATCAAATTCATTTTTATGTGTTGACACGTGTTGATCATTTGTTAAAACAGGAGTAGTTTCTAAAATATTTCCTAAATTAATACTAAATGTTGATTCAGTGTTTAATTTTGGATTTATACGTTTAATTATTCTTAATTCAGTTTGATTACTTGTTATACTTGTGTCAGAATTATCTATTGCACTTACTAATTTACTATATCTTAAATCATTACCAAATTTTTCTAAATTAACTTTACTGAAATTAATTATTGAATTAAGAACTAAAGTTTTAATCTCAGAAACAGTTTTAGTAGTTTTTGAACTATCATATTGAACATCTGTTTTAGCATAACAATATGTATATTCTGGATCAGAAATTATAATTCTATTCGGTAATGCAATATAATCTAATAGATAATTTGAAATTTTATTTTTTATATAATCTGGTGCTATTGTTGCGTTAGAAGGTTTTAATGAAACAATAACTCTACCATAAAGTTTTGGTTCTATTTCTTGACCACCATAGACAATAACGTCTGAAATTTCTCCACCAAAATTACTTAATATTAACGAAGAATAATCATCAGATGATACAGCTCTTTGTTGTGTAGCAAAATATCTAGGAGCTGCAAAACGAATAGAATCAATAGTTTCTTGTTCAGCGCCACCTGTTGAGTTAGCACTGGTGATAAATCCATCAACTACTATATTACCTAATTGTGGGTTTGACAATTCTAAATTGTTAGAAATTCTAAAATCACCAACACTATCACCAGAAATTCCATCAGAAATTCTATACCTTATAACAACAGTTGATATGTCTAAAGGTTTTCTACCAAAAAGACCATCACCAAATACAACTTCATATAATCCATTTTGAGAAGCTTGAATAAAATAAATATTTGAATCCGAATCAAGGCCAAACAAAGTTTGAGCTCTTGTAAATTCTGTATTTGTAGCACCATTATTTTCTATAACGTTTACAGTAACAGTGCTAATATCAATATTTTTATTTGTCATTAAAAAATACTGAGTTTCAATATCATAATTTACAATATAACTGTCTTGATAATAATCACCTTCATAAATTTGAAGTTCGCTTATTTGATATACGTTATTAGATGAAGTTATAATTTTATCTTCATCAGTTGTGAAAATAAAAGAACCTTTTGAATTTACACCAGTAAATCTTGTTTCTTTTGGTATTACTAAAGAACTGACTGGATTAACTACTGTGGCTGTAAAACTAATATTTGCTGTGCTTGATCTTGCACTTCTTGGAACATAGTTTAATTCTTTAGCATGAGAAACTACAGAATCATATTTTTGTGCTGTATCTAAAAACATTTCAGAGGCAACCATATTTAAATAAAATGAATTTAAATACGAATTATATGACATAACATCTAATAAAACATTCATATTAGAGCCACTGAAATCATAATCTTTAAATACCGATTGATTTCTTAAAAATTGTTTAAAGTTCTCTTTTAACGTATCAAAATCTAAAGAACTTAAATTTAGTGAGGTGTTTGCCATTATCGGACTCTTTTAAGAATATAAGTGAATAAAATCTTTTCTGGATTATTTATTGTGTTGTAGTAAATATTTATTGTTAATTCAAAATCATTAGTAGAATCTATTTCAATATCTAATAAATTTACTCTTGCTTCATTAGTTTTTATACTTTTAGAAATGTAATACTCTAAGGTTGAAATATTAGAGTAATCAAAATTTTCAAATAACAACGTTTTAATTTCACAACCAAAATTTGGTTGAAATAATCTTTCACCAACATCAGTAAGAATTATATTCTTTAAAGATTGGTTTATTGATCTGTCATTAGTAATTTTGGCTAATTGATTTCCTATTGGTGTTTTTGCAAAACTAGTCATGAAATCTGAAAAAAATTCAATTTTTTTATTATTTGATGTTAGTGTTTGTGCTCTTGATGGTCTATTTGCCATTACCCACCTGCAAATACGTTAGAAGAACCACCTGATACCACAGTACATCCAGTAATAACATCACCAATTCTACCTGCACCTTGATTATTGACGAATACTGTTGTAGATCCAATAGTTATTGGAGCTGAGTGTGGAAAACAAAAAATACCGACTGGAAAATCATGCAAAGTGTTTAAATCTCCTTGTCTAGACCAAGCTCGTGTGTTAACAAAAACATTTGGAGAGCCTTGTGCTCTGACCATTGCAGAACAATGAGCAAGATCGGGATCGCCTATTCTAGTTGCAGCTGCCATTAATAATAGTCCTGTAAAAAATTATATCCTGTTGTTACATCATTATTTACAACTTGCGAAAATGTAAATGTATTAGAGCCCGAACTATGTGTCACAACAATCGTATATGTTCTTGTAATTCCTGATGAAGGATCTTGATTTACTTGAAAAAGATCTTTGTTAGCAGGAACTTGGTCAAATCTAGTTATCACAGTTGGTGTTTGTAATAAGTCACTACTTCCTTTATCTACATATTTTATTTCATCTTGAGTAAAAGCAGTAGTATGGTTGCCACTTATAGTTACAGAGCTAGTAGAATTAGAAACAAAAACATTAGCATCTGTAAAATTTTTAACACCATTGGCGCTGCTTATAGTTTCTGATGCATCGCCTGTAAAAGATATATTTTGACTAAAAGTTTCAGAGCGAATAACAGGAGTTAACACACTCAAAGGATTAGCAATTATACTCAATTAGTTTCCCTTTTTTGTAAATCTTTTAATTTATCAAGCCAAGAATGAATTTCATCGTGTTGCTCATGAGTATGAGGTCCATTAGGTATATCAGGTGCAAAATTTATCAAATTTTCAAAAGTTTCAGGTATATCTTCATATTTATTATAAGTTTCACAAATACCATTTTTTAAAATAATAAATTTGTGCATATTTTAACCCTCAGTTCAAGTCGATACGTGGTGAAACCATTTTAATACCACCAGAGGTTATTTCAATATATGAACCCCCACCAACTTGCAATTTAATCATTGATGGATCTATAGTAATTTTTGCATTAGAACCAACTTGTAATAAAACTTTAACATTGCTGTTTGCAATCAGATCATTTCCAGATGTCATAATGTGAAGTTTGCCAGAGGTAACTTGAAGATCGAAATTGCCAGATTGTACGTGAGTTGCCACATCGCCGTCAGCGATAGCTCTAAAATAACTTCCTTTAACTATTTTTACATCGTCACCTTTTGTGGATGAAAGATAATTACCAGATCTTTCTTCAACATAATCACCCTCCGACATTACATAAGAGGTTGCATCAGAGGATCCTGCAGCTTGATTATGAATAAACCCATTTTTAGATGTCATAATACTTTGATCAGCAACAGCAATAAATTCATTTCCACCAACTTCTCTAGATATATCGCCTTCTGTAGTATCTTTTCTAGTGTCTTTAACATAAGTTTCCATGCTACCTTCACTTGTGAAGGAAGAACCACCAGTATTATAAATTCTTGACTCTTTTAATAGTGAGGTTCGAACCTCACCTTTTTTTTCGTCTGCTTGAATGGACTCATATGTTCCTGAAGATGTCCACTGTTCTTTAAAAAAAGATTTCTTAGCTTCTGAAGGATCAATTGGAGAATTAATTTGATAACCACCACCATCTCCCGAAACATTTATTTCAAGGTATCTTGGATCTGCTTTTAATATATCTTTACCTGGATTTACTGGTAATTTTTTATTTGTATCAACCATTTTATACTTTCACAATTTTATATAATGTTAGAAGTTAATATTGAAGGAACTCTTACAGAAACATTAACTTTTCCTGTTGTGGTAGAAATAGAAGCAGTAACTGCAGCTATGTTTTGAGCTACAGCAGTTATGCCAATTATGTTTGTTAAACCAGTTAAAGAAGAAATATTTCCTATAGTTGCAGAAATACCAGTCAAACCACCCAAAACACTACCTAAACCTCCAAGAGAACTAAAGGAAGATGTTAGTCCTCCCATAGAGCTTGGTGGAGTTGAAGCTGACTTTAACATAGATTTCATTCTTAATAATTCAGCCATTCTTTTTTCATGTTTCGATAAAGCAGAAGTAATTGTATTTGAATCTAACACAGAATAAGGTAATTGTGCTGATTTTGTTAAATTTGAAGCTACAGAGATAAATCCTACCAAACTTGATATGAGTTGAAGTGCATTTAGGCCACCCGAGCCAGTTCCTTTGCCCATATTTTTTTCACTTGAATTAGCTTCAATTTCTGAATCTTGGTTTCTCATTAAATCGTTTAACACCTGAGGTGTTAAATTTTGGTCTCTAATGTAATTATCTAAAGTATTTATTATTTTCTGTTCAGATACAGCTAATATTTCTTGTTGAGAAAAAGTATAATATCTATCACCAATTTTTCTTTCAGTAAAAACATATTCAGTAGAATTTTGTGAACTCCATTTTATATACCCCATATTAGGATCTTCAGATTTCTCATAATATTCTTGGATATAAAGATCAGGTACTGTAGTCACAACAGGAGTCGGTTTTGGACCAATTTTTTCTACAGTTAAATAAGTTTTAATTGGAATATTATTTGGGCCAAATTCAATAGCTGCTTTAAATAAATTTGATAGTGCTTCTTCAATAACATCTCTATAAACTTCATCAATTATTTTGATATTGTTACCTTTTAATGCTAAATCGAAAGCAGAGATAACTAAATCATAATTATATTTTTTAACTAGTACAGTAAGAGCTTGATATAAAGATTTTTCTAAAACTTTTTTCCGTGATGACTGTGAACCGCCTCCAGCAACAGCAGAAACTCTAGACATCATTGGATACATACCTTGAAGAAAAGAAGCACCATTACCAACTTGAGAAATTACACTTTGTATATCTTTAGTTCCTTTTTCTGCATCAGCAGAGGTTGGTTTATCAGCAAGTTTTGCATTATCTCTTGGTAATTCTTCGTTTTCTTTTTTATCTACTAAATATGCATATTTTGGATTAGGATCTGGAAGGCTGGTTGTTTTAGGTTTTGATATATCTATAGATGCATTTGCTGCTTCGACGCCTAATGACATTTATGATCCTTTATTTTTTAAGAAATTTTACCACCAGGAGAATCTGGCGCTGCTGATGATGAATTAATTTTTTTAATGCCCGACTTTTTATCCTCTTGTTGTATTCCTGTATTGTCATCTTTTTCCGCACGTATTATACACCCAATATAATACGGATATAATTTATCAGTATCATTTTCAAGATAAACACAAATTACTCTAGCACCAATCATTGGTGCTCGTGGTTTATGACCAATACCCCCAGATGTCATTGATGTTATAGGTAATATTGGATGCGCCCATGGTAACCCAGCATCTGGTACCTCTCTAATGTCATTATGTTTGTTATAAAATCTAACTTTAATTCTTCCTGTTCCAGAAGGGTCTCTGTTATCTCTTACTTCACCAATGTAAAACATTTTATTTTCCTTTTATGCAGAATTTCCACCAAATTCCATTCCAGCTTTTATCAATTCAAGTGTCATAACATATCTTGGATTTTCTCCAGCTCGTTTAATTACATGTTTTATAGAAACAACTAAAGCTTTTTTGTTAAATTGACCTTCTCCACCAAATTCATTCTGATCAGTTTTCTTTTGTATATCTAGTTCAACTATAGAACCAACAGATATTTTTGGATTTCCAGGAATTTGAATTTTACCATTACCCTGCGCTAAATGAGAAAGATATTGAGTTCTTTTTCTTTTAGCTTCAGAATTTGTATGTTTTTGACCATTATTAAAACCATCTTCTGCAGTCTCAACATAATATGCATGTTCTTTGCTGCTATAACTAGATTGTTGTTTCCATGCAGGAGTTTTTGAAGGAGTATCCTCTCTATAGTTTTGGTCTACAACAGTATGAGTTGAATTGTTAAATGAAATTAATTTAGTGCCTTGACTTATAGGTCTTATTTCTGACCAAGATGGATCAAATTCAGAATATAATATAGAATTTTGTGCATCTTGTATAGAAACTCTATCTGAATTTAGTGTTGTGTTTTCTTTAAGTTTAGCAACTGGAGATTGTTCAAATAATTGTTCATAAGTTGTTTGTATAATTTTACAATTTCCATTTTTCCACTCTTGAAATATCACGTATGCTGAAGAATCATATTGTGTTGATGTATGATGATTCATTATTTTTTGAATAACATCAATTGTATGTTCTCCACCAAATGTCATTTCTCTTGGTTCAGAAGGAGATCTAGTTTCTAATAGTTTTTCAGTTTTTATTGTTTCTTTGAATATTTTTTCAACATGAGAAGTAGTTGGTGCCATCGAAAAATGTTTCTCAACAGTAGTTTGTGCTTTGAAATATTCTTCTTGAATACCTCTTATTTGGTATGTTTTAGATTTTAAAGAACCTTCTTTGTTAGAAGAATTGTCTTTTAAATTTGTAAGTGAATGCATTTTTCCTTTAAATCCAACAATTTCTCCAGTAAGTTCATATTTAAATTTAATTTCTATTGGATTTTCGTCGTAAGAACCAGTTATTTTATATTTGTTCAAAGCGTCGATTGGATCAATTACATTTATTTCAATCAAAGGGCTTCCAAATGGATCATTAATATCTTCATATATACTAATTTCTTGAAATCCTGCTTCACTTCTTATTAAATCTAATTGTCCTATAGTCAGAACACTAAAAGATATATCACCTGGAACCAAAGCCAATTTTACTCTCCCATTAATTCATTAAAATTATTAATAATTTGTTCAGTGTAATTTTTTTCAATAACTTTTATAGAACTATTGTAATCATTTTTTTCTTCTTCATAATCATAATATGAAATTGCTGTATAATAATTCAACTCATCATCCGGTATATTTGTTGTAATAGAGTTTACTTCAGTTACAGAGGTATTGACAAAACTTTTTGTACCATATATGTATCCACTAGAAATACTTAAAGTATCACTTTCATCATAAAAACCAGAAACGTGTTGAACATATATTTCTGTATTTGACGATTTAATAAATTGACCTGTACCTAAAGATATTCTATCTAAATAAATTTCAACAATTTCATCACTTATAAATGAAGTATTAGAAACAGAATAAGACATTATTCTGTTTGTGCTCGTTGTAAAATCAATTTGTTTTCTTGAATAATCTATAATTGAATTATTCATTCCATAATTTGGTTCCCAATATTTTTTTAAATTATCAGTTAAAGTTCCATACACATTTTTGTTTATATTTTCTTGTGCTGACCAATTATTTCTGTAAAAATAAATTTTTTGTTTTGGATCAGAAACTGATCCATATTTTTTTGTAATAAATTCATTAAATTCTACGTCATTAAGATGCCATTCATAATATGGATCATAAATTTCATTTGTTAAATATAATATCCAACTTTTATATGAATCAAGATAATATCTTGAGCTAAATTGTTCTGCTCTTTCATCGCCAATACTGATATCATATGGATAAAATATATAAGGATTTCTAGAAACTTTATCTAAAAATTTTACACGTTTTGTTATATCAATAACATTATTATTAGAATAATTAATAATTGGGAATTTTGAGAAATATCTATCTTTTGACATTTTTTTTCCGATTAATATGGTTTACCATCAGCATTCCTATACCAAAGTTTAATTTCTGTAAACGCTACTGTTAATGCTATGACTGTAGGAGCTCCAGAGGTAAATCTAGTTTCTTCAAAGAAAGATGGTCCGTTTGATGTATAATTTGCAGAAATTCCTGTTACTGCCATTGGTTTAAAAATAATATGATTGTTTAAATTATTAGGATACATTTTAACCATTGCAATAAGAGGATAATCTTGAAATGGAAATCCAAAAGAAGGTAAAGAAGCTCCTTTAATTATATCTATAATATCTTTAACAGTTGCAGATTCTTGTTCATTTTTTGGAGCTAAATCCCATTCAAATGCAAACTCTCTAAAATTTTGATTATTAAATTGTTGAAATAATAATGGATTTAGTGCTTTGCCAGCTAATGCTAATCCAGCTCCTGCTAATGAACCAGCTGCAGTTAATGCACTTGAAAGACCTGGAGCTATATTGCTCAATGATCTACCAGCAAGTTGCAAAACAGATTGATTTTGCCAACTTAAAGTTAGCCTATCGTTAACTTTAGTTGGAATAGGTAATCTTATAGCTGTTGAACCACTACTTGCAAATGATGATTCAGCACCACCGCCTGTAAGAACATCAGGAATTAGATTGTTTAAATTGTTAAACAAATCAGTTATAGATGTGGGTAATGCGGATAATGGATTATTAACATTTTTATAACTAGCAGTTGTAAACTTTTGAAAAAATATTTCTGTATAATAGTTTCTTTTATTAGCTTGCAAATCATTTGGCATGCTAAGAAATCTGAACTGTTTTTGTGGTGGAATAGGAAAATTAGGTGCATCAGTAAAAACAGAAAACATTTTTATCCTTTATAAATATACATTATAGGCTTTAACCCATTATTTATATATAAAAATATGACAAAATACCAAGGTTTTTTTAAACCTAAAAATCCTCAAAAATATAAAGGCGATCCTACAAATGTTATTTATAGGTCAAGTTGGGAATTAAAACTTATGTTTTATTTAGATAATCATTCAGATGTTATTAGCTGGTGTTCAGAAGAAATAATTATACCATACAGATCTCCTATAGATGGTAAAATACACAGATATTTTCCTGATTTTAAAGTCACTAAAATAAATAAAGATGGTAAAAAAGAAACTGCTATAATAGAAGTTAAACCATTAAAACAAACTATGCCTCCACAAACAAAAGAAAAAATGTCAAAAAAATACCTTACTGAAGTTAAAAATTGGGGCGTTAATGACTCTAAATGGAAAGCAGCTAAAGAATTTTGTAAAGACAGAGGTTGGTCTTTTTATATATTTACAGAAAAAGAATTAGGAATTAAATAATGGTAGATGATCATGATCTGTTTATAGAAAAGCTCACATATGCTAGACAAAATATACAGGAATCTCTAAAACAGGCTGGTGATTTTTTTAAAGACAAAGTACAAAAATTAAAAAATCCTTTAAAAGTATTTTTCCAATCAGCCACTCCGACTGTAGGAAATATGTATATGTTTTCTTATGATCCAAAATATAAAAATGTTCTTCCATATTATGATGCACACCCATTAGTGTTTCCTGTAGAATTTTATAGTAATGGGTTTTTGGGTATTAATCTTCATTATCTTCCTCCCATAGCAAGAGCCTCTTTAATGAGCAAATTAAAAAAACTTTCTAGTGATGATAAATATAATGAAAAAACAAAATTAAATATATCTTATGAAATAATTGTATCTTACTCTCGACAATTTTCTGGTATTGAGGGGTGTATAAAAAGATACCTTTACGCTAATGTAAGAAGTCAATTTCATCAAGTTTTTGCTGAAGATTGGGATAAAACTGTAATGCTTCCATTACAAAGATGGATTGTAAATCCAAACAAAAAATATGCTAACTCTCCTCCATACTGAGTAACAAAAAAAATGGCATTTAACATAGAATCAATAAGACAAAATATATCTAGTTTAGGATATGCAAAAAGAAACAAATTTGAAGTTTTTATTCAAGCCCCAAAAATTTTAGAAAATTCTTTATTAAATGTTTTTGGTAGAGAAATAAATGTTTTTAATTTAAACCGTATACTAAGATACAGAATTGAACAAGTTGATGTTCCTGGAGTTTCATTACTTTCTTCAGATGTAAGGTTATACGGTGTTGGCCCAACTCAAAAAATGCCATATAATGCTCAGTATTTGGATACGACATTTTCTATTCTTTTAGACAGAAACACTGATATTTGGGATTTTTGGTACAATTGGATAAATTCAATTGTTAATTTCAATGGCGCAGAAAGTTCAGAAAATAGTTTATTTTTTAGTGGAACATTACCATCGTATAGTGTAAAATACAAAGATGATTATTCTACAAATATGATGATTGTAATGTATGACGATCAAGGCAACGAAATAAAAAAAATTAATTTGTATAATGCTTTTCCATCTTCGATTAAGCAAATACCCCTCTCTTGGGATGATAACACAAATTTGTTAAGAATATCAGTTTCTATAACATATTCATCATATACAGTTGTAGGATCTGGATTTTCTGATTTTTTAAATTTTTCATTTTAACTCTAAAATTAACACCAATAAACATATTATAGAAGTGAGGACATTATGTTACCTAAAATTGAACATCCAATTTATAAAATAAAAATACCTTCTTTACAAAAAAATTACAATTTTAGACCTTTATTGGTTAAAGAAGAAAAAATATTGTTAATGGCTAAAGAAAGCAAAAATAATTTTGATATTTTTGTTGCAATTAAACAAATTGTTACAAACTGTTGTGTTGATGTTAATTTAGATATTAATAAATTAGCTGTTTTTGATTTAGAATACATTTTTTTAAAAATTAGATGTTTTTCAGTTGATAGTATTGTAAAAATTAGTTATAAAGATCAAGAAGATAATCAAATTTATGATTTTGAAATTGATTTAAATGAAATTGAAGTTATTTTTCCTAGTGAAAAAAATGACAAAATTATTAAAATAACAAAAAATGTTGGATTAATTTTAAAATATCCATCCGCATCTCTTTATGAAG